TATTAAGTACGAGAGCATGGATGAATATATGCAAAAGGAACGGGAACGGGCAGAGAAAGCCCTTAAAGAATTAAAAGGGGCGAGCGTGTACTCGTACAGCGAGACCATAGAATGACTTAACTTATTGAGCAAATAAAATCTGAAACATCGTCTTGCGACGCAATGTTGCAGCAATGTACTAAGGTATAATCACAAAAAAAAGAAAGGGAATAAAATGTCAAGACCAAGAGGATCCAAGAACACGAGAAGTCAATTAAAAGTTACTCTTGCACCGGGATTTAATTATCAAGCCACCAGCGCGATGCAGGGCGTTACGGTTATAAATATTGCAAGACTAGACGCGACTAAACCGTCAAACAATGACACAAACAACGATGTCAGATCCGCCCTGCGCGAGGCCCGCGCCAAGATAAACGAGCTGATAGATAATCTTTGATTGTTGGTACGCAAAAACTTAGGATGTGATTATGGCAGAAAAACCTAATAAACAAAAAGAAACAAGCAATTTACATTGTCAACCAAAAGAAATTTCTGGTTTACAATTAGATAAGCCTGAAGAGTATAAGGTGAAAAGAAATGCAAAAGGCCAAATCCTGCCCGGCCAAAGAGGGATATCTACTGGTCGTCCTTTTGGTTCGCTTAATCGCTTCACGAAATTAAAACATATGATCATCGACGCCTTAATCGAGCAAAAGGACTCCAAGCTGGCAATGGATAACACCGCAATCCAGACGATTAAAGGCCAGAAACTTATCAATCTTGACATGTTGCGGGTAGCGGCGTCGATCCTTCCCCGTGAGAAGTCGGAGGATGAGCAAGGGTCAACCGGGGTTGTGATCAACTTAATCATCAACAAAGACGTAAGAGGTCAGGACACAATCGACGTCCAGGTACAGAAAAATGGGTAAGGTCATTGACGTCCATATCCCGGTCAAGGCTTTTACCGATACACGGCACAAAGCTCAAATAGATGTTTTTAAGGCTTTTGATACGGATCACAAGCGTTTTTTCCTTCTTAACTGGCATCGTAGGGCGCGTAAAAGCACGATGGCGATCAATATGCTTATCCGTGAGGCCATCTCTCACCCTAAGTCTACCTACCTCTTTATCGCCCCGACTTACACGCAAGCCCGCAGTATCATCTGGCTTAACCCTAATATGTTGCAGGCTTACTTACCGCCCGAGATCGTTAAACGTAAGAATGAGGCCGAGCTGTTTGTTGAGTTTATCAACGGGTCAATTTTATCGATTAAGGGCGCCGACAATCCAGACTCGATTAAGGGTATCGACTGCCGGGGCGTTGTTATTGACGAGTTCTCGCTAGTAAAAAGAGAAATATGGGAGGAAGTCTTGCGTCCGATCATCGCGCAGTCTGCGGATCGTTGGGCTATGTTCCCCTTTACGCCTAAGGGCAACAACCATGCTCAGGAGTATTGGGATCGTGCATCGTCGGGCGAATGGGGCGAGGACTGGTACTGCTCGTTGCTCCGGTCGAGCAAAAGCGGGATAATCCCTGCAGATGAGCTGGCCAAGGCCAAAAATGAGATGCCACCGCTACTGTACGATCAGGAGATGGAGTGCTCTTTTATTGCCGAGGAAAACAACGTCTTAATTACTACAGCAATGATAGAGAGCATCCGCGGGTTAATGATGCACAATCCCAAAACTAAAAAGATAATAACATGTGATCCGGCGTTAGGCGGGGATGAGTGTGTTATCTATGTGATTGAAAATAACCGTATCATCGACGAGAAAATATTGTACGAACGCGACTCGATGAAGGTTGCCGGCGAGCTTAATATTATGGGGATGAAACATCGGATCAACGATTATGTCGTCGACGTTATAGGTATAGGCCGGGGCATTGCCGACAGATTGTCCGAGATGAAATGTAATGTCAGGCACTTTAACTCCTCGGAGAGCTCTCGGTTCGACGAAAGATTTACCAACTTACGTGCCGAGTCGTACTGGTATACGATGGAGCAGATTAGAGATAAGAAAGTCATTTACCCGACGGACGCCGAGTTAAGACGCCAGTTAACTAACGTCCCATTTAAGGTAGTCAACTCTAATGGCAAGGTGGCAATACTACCTAAAGATATTATCAAGCGGACTTCCGGGCGGTCTCCGGATCGGGCCGATGCTTTTGTAATGGGGGTGTGGGCATTGCAACATTTAGAGAGCTGGAAGCCTAAGCTATCGCGCAAGGATGCGTGGGATTTTGATGATGAAGGTCAGATGAACATCAACCCGATGACGGTATAATCTAAGCACCAAAAATAAATATGATATTACTAGATTGTTGGTACTTATTACTAGATAAAAGAGTTAGGCAATTTAAGTCTAGCTGATCCCTAGACTTCCAACATTTCTTAAAGAGCGTCTCTTGTCGACAAGCAAGGGGCGCTCTTTTTGTTGGTTCCTGACAATTTAATTATTAAGGAGAAAGTTGTTAAATGTCCGACGATAAAACAAAAGCCTCGAAAATACTTTCAGATTTAAAGCGTGCTAAGTCAGTCAAAAGCTTATGGTGCAAAGAAGCCGAGGAAGACTTTGCCTTCTCCGTCGGGAAACAGTGGGAAGATGCGGACAAAGATAAATTAGAGCGTGCCGGAGTACCGGCAATGACGATCAATAAAATACAGCCAAATATTTTCATGGTGTCCGGGTATCAAAGACAGAACCGCCCCGACATCGTTGCATATCCTGAGGGCGACGAAGACAGTTTATCCGCAGAGATAGTTACCCGCCTGATCAAAAACTCGGTCAAGTTAAGCAACGCCGAATATAAGTCGTCAGAACAATTCGAAGACGGCATTATCTGTGGTGAGGGATGGATCGAGCCTTACATCGACTACACTAAAGACTTAATTAACGGCGAGTTATGTGTTAAAAAGTTAAATCCCTTAAGCATATTTGTTGATCCGTCCGCAATCGAATACGATCTCTCCGACGCTGAATTTATTATTAAACTCACGTCCGGTCTAAGCAAGAACAAAATACTAAAACTTTTTCCAGACAAAAAAATTGAAATAGAAAAGATTACCAACAAGACAGTTTCCTTAGGCGACAACGGCCAAGAGACAAAGCAGTCGCTTGATTATCCGATGATAAATAACGGTGGGGCAGAATCAGACGACATTTTCTTGGAAGACACCTACGACTTAGTTGAATATCAGTACAAGAAATATGTAAGCAAATACATCGTCGCAGACAAAGAGATCGGCGAGATGAAAGAAGCAAAAGATAAAGAGGAAGCACAATTATACGTCGACCAGAAGAACACCATCGCCGGACAAACTATCGCCAAAGTCATAGAAAGAGTTGTGCCGGAAATATGGATTTGTTCAATGGTCGGCGAAACTGTTGTCGACGAATTTATCAGCCCGTTTTATCCTAAGTGGAAAAGCTTTACGCCGATCCCATTCTACGCGCACCGCATCACGATCCCCTTAAAGCGTGGCAACGAAAACCGCATACACGGCATTGTCCGTGGCCTCAAAGACCCGCAAAGAGAACTCAATAAGCGCAGAAGCCAAGAGTTGCGCATCCTTAATTCAACTGCAAATAGTGGCTGGCTGATAGAAGAAGACACTTGGAAGAAGAAGTCGGACGTTGAAAAGTACGGTTCAACTCCGGGCGTATCGCTGGAATATAAGACTGGCAAGCCCCGGCCGGAACGTATTACGCCATCACCATTGAGTCAAGGACACGCCCAGCTAGCCGCAGAAAATGCGCAAGACATGAAAGAAATTAGCGGGATCAACACCGACTTGCTGGCGATGAACGACAGTAAGTCAGAGTCGGGCCGGGCCATACATCTGCGTCAACAGCAGGGAATTGTTATGTTGCAGAGGATTTTAGACAACTTCACGTTTACGACTAAGTTGTTTGGGCGCTTTATCTTATCGCAATTAGGCGAGCTATATACGGTAGAAAGTGCAATCCGGGTATGTGGTACTGGATTTATCAAAGACAACTTTACAACTCCGGTGCTTGTGCCTAGCGAGGTTGATGGCACGCCTACACCTATATTAGATGCACAAGGACAGATGCAGACGCAAGTTGACCAAGAGGGCGTAACAGCGATGTTTAACATGGTTTTAAACGATATTGATATTGGCAAGTACGACGTGACTATAGACCAGACCAATAACAGTCCGACGGTGAAGTACGGCAATTACTTGATGCTTACAGAGATGGCGTCAAAGGGTATGCCGATCCCGCCGGACGTTTTAATTGACGAGGCGATGATAGGCGAATCAAGCAAGGCAAAGATAAAAAAGGCTATTGCATCAGCTCAGAGTATGCAAAACCCAATGCCGCCGGGTGGCGCGGTAAATTAAGGAGCATAAGCAAATGGACACAGAAAACATTGAGGTATCGGGAAATGAACTTATTCCGCAAGAAGTTGAGATGGCTAAGAGCCTGGGCCTTGTCAAGGATGAGCCTGTGGAAGATAAAGAAGATATTGCAGAAGAGAAGCCCGTTGAAGAGAAGCCTGCTGACACGACCGACGAGGACATATCCTTTGAAAAAGAAGAAGCGCTAGTAAAAGATTTCAACTCGAATGAAAAGAAGCTTTATTGGGAACGCAAAAAGGAACGTACGAAGCGCCAAGAAGCTCAAAGAGAAAAAGAATTAACGTCTATTCAGCTTGTAGCGGCCAAGAGAGAAATCGAACTCTTAAAGAATGGCACACGCGACAGCGTTGACAATAGCGAGACAGAAGAAGCACAGCAGGTAGATGAAGACGACGAAAAGATTATGACCGTCGGTGAATTCAAGCGTATGCAGAAGACTCAAGCTGATGACGCCGAAAAACAGAAAGTGAAAGCGAGTGAGATTATATCTCGCGTTAAATCACAAGAGGCAGAAGCAAAGTCTAAGTACGCGGATTACGACGAGGTGACTTTACTTGCGGCAGACCTTATTAACACTAATAAAAGCTACGCAATGGTTTTAGCAGCAGCGGCGAGAGATCCTAATGAGAATGTCGCCGACGTTGCTTATAACATCGGACGCCTTCATCCAAAGTACGCGGTTAAAAAAACTGAAAATAAAACAATAGATAGAGCAATTAAGAACTCCGAGAAGCGGGCAACATCCGCGTCGGTTTCTGGTGGCAGTAAGACGATAACATCTGAAGAAGACTTAAGTGTTGACGATGTGTCTAAGATGACGCCGAATCAATATTCGATGCTAAAGCCAGAGACAAGAGACAGGATTTTGCGCGAGTCTTGCGGAGTTTAAAAGAAAGAGGGTATAAAAGTGCCAAATAGTCAATCGATTGATTCTCTACGTCCAGAGATTTGGAGCAAAGAGTTATGGCAGGACGTTATGCGCGGGATGTATTTCACCGCTAACGGTTTAATGGGCGAAGATGATAACAACATCATCTGCGTTAAAAACGATCTGACGAAAAACAAAGGCGACGCTGTTACTTTTGGTCTTACCACACGTATGACCGGGGCCGGTGTTAACGGAGACGGCGAACTTGAAGGTAACGAAGAAGCGTTGTCCAGCTTTTCTGAATCGATCTTAATTGACCAGAAACGGTTTGCTGTACGGTTAACCGGTGCTTTAGATGAACAAAAAGCATCTTACGAAATGCGCAAAGACGCTAAGAATAAGTTGTCGATCCGCCTGCAAGAGTTTTTGGAAATGCAAATGTTCTTGAAACTTGGCGGCGTTAGTTTAACAACTTTGCCTGACGTCAATGGTGTTATTTATTCCGCTGATGCGGCCTGGTCTAATACCCCGGCTGGTATTTCGGACACTGATACTGGCTCTGGTACAGGCCTGCGCTATCTTTGCGCTAACACTGGCGGGGCTGACGCTTTGGCCGGTACCGACTTAATCACGCCGGAATTGATTTCTAAGGCTAAAGTTAAGGCGATTATGGCAAGTCCCAAGATTCAACCGTTACGCATCAAAGGTGAAAACTTCTATGTATTGTTTGTGCATCCGTGGCAAGCATACGATTTGAAGCAGAACGCAACCTTCAGCCAAGCACGTCGTGAAGCCGAAGTTCGCGGTCAAGATAATCCTATCTTTACCGGCGCTTTAGGTGTTTGGGACGGCGTTATTATTAAAGAACACGAATTCGTTCCGTACTTGGATATTAGCTCCACGATCTCCGGTGTTATCCGCAACTTCAACGTCGCGGGTTCTGGTACTATCCACGCTGTTGACACGTTCCGCGCTTTGTTGTGCGGTCGTGGTGCGGCTTCGATGGCTAAAGTTAGCCAGACCAAGGGATGGATTGAAAAGTCTTTTGATTACGAAAATAAGGTCGGGTTTGCTACCGGTCTTATTGGCGGGATTGATAAGACGATGTTTAACAGCAAGGAATACGGGATTATTTGCCTCGACACCGCGGCTACGAGCCTAGTTTAATTCTAAAAATAACCGGGTAGGGTAAAACCTACCCGGACACAATATCAGGAGGGTTTTAACATGCCTTACACAGCAGGTACTTTATTTTCAACGGAGTTTTCTGGTCAATACCGGACCGTCACTGTTTTAGTTGACGCTGGTACGCAGACCGGTACCGTAACAATTCCTGGCATCACGACTATTGTCGGGGCTAACTGTACACTCGCCGAAGCACCAACCGCCGCGGCTTCATTGATCTCGGTTGTTGGTATTTCTGGCAACGTAGTAACGATTAGAGAATACACGCCACAGGGTACGCTTAATACCCAGACAGCGCTGGACTTCTATTTAACGGTTATTGGACAGTATTAAAGTTAAAATCCGGGCGAGGTTCATTACTCGCCCGGAATAACAAAAAGGAGTTTATGAAAGAGTTATTGCTAGGTTGCGGGAGCCGGACAGAAAAAGACCTTAAAATCGAAGGCCGAGAAAAGTTTGAGAATGTTACGCGCTTAGACATTAACGAAGATCATAAACCGGATATTGTATGGGATTTAAGGAATCATCCGCTACCTTTTGCGGACAGTGAGTTTGACGAAATACATGCGTACGAAGTTTTAGAGCATCTAGCGTATCAGGGGGATTACGAGTTTTTCTTTAAAGAGTTTAGCGAGTACGCGCGAATACTTAAGCCGGGCGGGTTTTTGATAGGTTCCGTTCCACGTGGAGTATGGACATGGGGAGACCCAAGTCATAAGAGAGCAATACAAAAAGAAAATTTTGTGTTTCTGTCTCAGGCGCAATATTTAAAACAGGTAGGGGTTACCAATATGTCAGATTTTAGATATTTGTACAAGGCAGACTTTGACGTCGTCCACTTAAACGAGGCAGAGTTTAAGTTGTGGTTCATTTTGCAGGTGAAGAAATGAAAGTACTAGTCATGATGCCACTGTACAAGATCATGGACGCAAGCTGTGTGATTTCTTTGATCGGGTTTCAGTCAGAATTTTATGACGCTAATATCGCAATGAAGTTTGCTATGTGCAATGGCTTTAATGCCGCTAAAGCTCGACGAGGATTGGTCAAACACGCCGCGGAAGAAACATTCGACTATGATTACGCGCTCTGGCTTGACAGCGATCACTTCTATAAAAAAGCTGACTTTGACACCCTCGTCGCGCGAATGGAAAAAGATAATCTGTCGATGTTGTCAGGATCGTACAAGATGCGCGGAAGCAATGAGACAGCGCATGGAATTACCGACGAGAAAGGCTTTCATCACTTCGATTATAAAGACTTCAAGCCAGGCGAATTAGTTGAGTGCGATGTTGTCGGGTTTGGTTTTTTGGTAATGAAACGTCAATTTATCAAAGATATGGTTGCGCAGTTTGGGGATAGGCTTTTTTATTTAGATGCCGACCAAAACGGTACAGAAGACGTCACGTTTTGTGCAAGGGCTAAAGAGGCAGGACATAAAGTTATGTTTCATCCAGACGTTAGAATTGGGCATGTAGAGTCCGCGCTAAGAATATGAACTTTTCTTTTGTCTTACCAACGCTAGGAAATAAATATAACCTGCGAAGTTTTCTTAGCAGTTTAGAGAGAACGACTAAAGACAAGAATAAGATAGAGGTCTTGCTCGCAGTTGATGAGGGAAGGCTGGACATAACCCGGTTTGTAGAAAGTTTAAAGTTAAGTTATAGAGTCGAAATTTTTCAAAGGCCACAGACAAAAGATTTCAGTAACGACTATTACAACTGGCTTGCAAACAGATCGACGGGGAAAAACATTATCGCGTTTAATGACGATGCCTGGATAAGGACGCAAGACTGGGATGCTAAGTTACTTACGGCTATAAAGGAATATGGCTGGAGCGTTTATATGTTAGACATTCCAGACACGGCAAGGATTAAATATCAAAACAATTTTCCATGTTTTCCTTGCGT